AAGCCCACGGACGGTGGACCGGACAACATTATCCTTATGGACGCGAAGAAGGGTCGTTGGGACTTTCCGGAATTGAAGGCGAATGCGATGGAGGAGTACAAGTACTGGGATCCGGACATGGTGTTGATTGAGGCCAAGGCCAGTGGAACACCGCTCACGGACGAGTTACGGACGATGGGTATTCCGGTTGTTAATTATACACCGTCCAGGGGCAATGATAAGCATACTCGGATGCATATGGTGGCTCCGATGTTTGAGTCTGGAAGGGTATGGGCTCCGGACAAGCGTTTTTCGGAAGAGGTAATTGACGAGTGCGCTGCGTTCCCTCATGGGGACTACGATGACTACTGCGATAGCATGTCTATGGCACTCATTAGATATCGTAAGGGGGGTTTTGTTCGTCTTGACACTGACGATGAGGAAGAAGAACCTACGCCAGTTGTACATCCCCGACAGTATTATTAGGAGATTCCCGTGAATTGGATTCTTAGTCGAATGAAAGAGCCTTCCAGTTATGCCGCTCTTGGCGGTGGAGTTGTAGGAATTGGCGTTCTTATCAGCCAGCCCGTTGTCATCATTATTGGCATTGTTGGCGGCGCTGCCGGTTTCCTACTGAAGGAAAAAGGCGTTATCTAGTTATGTCACGGTGGATTGGGCTAGTCGCATTTGCGTTAGTTCTGTCTACCGTGACAGCTAATGCGGCGGACACTGTAACAAGTGCCACGGTCAGCAGTTCAACGGTAGTAGACAAGACGCCTCCTACGGCGTCCAGCCCTTCGATAGTCGTTAACAATAACGACATCTGTCAAGTTGGAACCAGTGGCGCTTTGCAAACTGGTCTTTTTGGTGTGTCTGGTGGCACAACCACTCGAGACTTGAACTGCGAGAGGATCAAGCTGGCAAGGTCTGTGTTTGGTATGGGGTTGAAGGTTGCCGGCATTAGCATCCTTTGCCAAGAGGTTCGTGTATTTGACGGTCTTTGGATGGCTGGGACGCCTTGTCCGTTTATGGGCAAGATTGGGGACGCGGCGAGACAGGAATGGATCAAGAACCCGAAGAAGGCGCCGGAAGGTTCTATTGTGCGGTTGCAGGTAAAAGCGGAAACGGTATCTTCTCAGCCTCAACCTCAACAGGATTGGCCCGACCAAGAAGAATGGTACGGAAGCGATTGATGCGTTGGCTTATTGCATTCCTGCTTATGTCGTCTTCTGCGTTGGCGGAAACTGTAACGACGAGCAATGTCCTTCCAAATCTGTCTGCGTTTACGACGAGTGGCTCAACGACTTCGAGTTCGACATCTGGATGCACTGCCGGAGAGTTTTGTACAGGTAACGCTACGGCGGGTGGCGGAACTTATACAAGCACGTTTGATGTCCCCTTGACCGAGGACGAGGTTCGCAGAGGCTTTACCCTCAACAGCGCGGTTACCGTGGACAGTCATCCGAGTAACGCTAGGCGTGCTACATGCACGAGCGTTACGCAAGTGGGGGACTGCCGCGATCTTTTTACGTTAGGCATCACGCTTTTGAGCGGGGAAACCGTAGCGAAGAAGTTTACTCACGAAGTGGAGTTAGATTTTACTGGGGGGAGACTGTTTTCGTTCTCGGACACGATGGCGGAGAACGACTTTGGAATTTTGACGGGAAGCTTCTCTCTATTTGGGATAGACGCGGGGTTTCATTCCGGGTTCTTTGGTCCAAAGTTTTCTGATCCCAGCCTGACGTTTACGCATGAACAGGTTGTAGAGCAGCAGATTTTAGATCAGATCGTACAGAACGACGTTATAGCGGCTGCGCCTCCGGTTCAGATTAACCTTCCTCCTCCTCCAGTTGACTTACCGCCACCGCCAGCAGCGGCCCCCATCGTTGTTGCCGTTGCTCCGCAAGCTCCGTCTGAGCCACCTCCCCCTCCGGAGATTGTGCCAATCCAGATTGATCTGCCCCCACCTCCAATGGAACAGCGGCAACAGGAATCACAAGCTGAAGCAACCATTGAGGCTCAAATAGAACAGGACATAGCGCCTCCTTCTGTAGAGCAGCCTCGCGCACGAGAGCCTGAACCAGAGCAGTCTTCTGAAGGAGAGCCTGAACCAGAGGGACAGCCAGCAGAAGCGCAGCCAGAGTCCCAGCCCTCTGAGCCTGAACCAGAGCCGGAGCCTTCGGCGGAACCTCCGGCAGAGACTAGAGAGGCGCAAGCTCCTCCAAAGCCCAAGAGCCGACAGGAAAAGGTTAAAGCGGCGGCTGAAAAGGCTGTTGCAAAGATAGCTCCGTCTCAGAGATACTCAGCAGCGTCTCAAACCACCACTATGGTGGCTATGGGCATGATATCGCCTAAAATCGTGGCGCCAACGGCATTGGTAGATACACCAGGGTTCTTTACAGGAACAAAAGTTCCAGATGGGCCTTCTATGGTTGACCGGATGCAGAATTATACTCTGTTTGGCAGATCAAACGGAGCGCACAATGCTCTTGTAGATCTGGATTGGAAACGTTGATATGGCTGAAATTGAATTTGCAGGNGTNAAATTCAAAGGCGGCAAGATGGTAGCCGTATTTCTGGCGTTATCTACGCTGGTTGGTGGCTTGTACGGCGCTTTTGAGGTCTACAAGGACTACATGGACATGAAAAAGAAGATTTCGTCGTATTCCGCACCTGATTTGAGCGGATTTGACAAAAAACTAGCCGTTTTGAATGAAAAGATGGTAGTTTTGGACGGAGAAATGTCTTCTTTAAGGGACAGAACGCAGGAAATACAAGAAATTGTGCGCGATACACGACAAGATGTGCGCGATGATGCTACTAAACTGTATTCCGGCCTCTCTGGCGTGGATAAACGTTCTCGAACGCTGGACGCAGAGACAAGAGAGTCGTTGAGACAGGCCGAAAAGACAATTCGCGACATTGTTTCTTCGGCATCGGCGCGTTTTGACGCTAAAATAAACGGTATTGACTCAAAACTAGACGCTTTTGAAAAGCGTCAGGACAAGAAACTCCAAAGGGCTTTGGATAACCCCTTACTGAGGAACTAAAATGGCACAGAAAAAATTAGAAAAGGGCAGCGTCTATAACGATCTAGATTTAGATGGCGATGGTGTGGTCTCGGATGCAGAACTTGCTACCGCTGAAGCGTTGTCTAAGCATGAGAAAGCAGACGCCCAGCGCAGAATGGCCTGGGTCGCTATGGGGTCTATGATAGTGTTTACACTGGCAGTGTTTCTACCCATCTTTCCCGATGCTCGAATCAAAGCTTTGAGCGACCTGTTTGGCTTGTTTTACATAGGACAGGCTGGTGTTGTAGGTGCCTACATGGGCATGACCGCTTACATGGCGAAAGGTAAGTGATGCTAAAGATCTATCTTCTAATTTTAGTGCTGGGGTTTGTGGGCGGCTCTGCCTACGGAGCGTATTACTACTATAAGGATAGCCAAGATCGCATTCGCATCCTAACAGAGAACACAGCAAAGCTGGAAACAGCGAAGCAGCTTCAAGACGACACGATAAATGCAATGATCGAAGACCGTGAGAAGTTTGAAGAGTTAACTAAAGATCTTCAGACCAAGATAAATGCAGCAAACGCCTATAAAGACGTTTTGATAGGTAAGCTACGTAAGCACGATCTGCAAAATTGAGCCTTAAAAAGCCCCTTCTGGTAGAAAAGAAGATTAACAATGGAACATCTAAGCTGTTTGAGTCGTTGGAGGCTATTTCTGGCGCTCCCGCTCCTGCCGTTGCTAAGTAGCTGCGCGGAGTTTAAGAAGGTACTTCCCGTTGAGATTAAAACGGTAGAAGTTGAGCGAAAGATACCGACTCAGAGTCGTCCTCGTCCTGTATCGTTAAACAAGATACATTTCTATGTTGTGACAGAGGACACGTTTGCATCTTTTAAGCAGCGTTTTGAGAAAGAGAACGGCGATCTGTTGTTTTACGCGATAAGTGTTAGGGACTACGAGACGCTTGCCTTAAACATGGCTGAGATAAAGCGGTTTATTGAACAGCAGAAACAGCTTATAGTTTACTATGAAAAAGCCGTCACGCCGAATCCCGAAAGTGGAAAGAAAGGTAACTAGAATATGGCTGATGAACCCACATCTTTGATAGACGGTGGTATGCCTGCTTCAGGTATGCCTCTTGGAGGCATGTCCGAAGAAGAAATTGAGGTGGAGGAGATTGAAGATCCCACCGAGATGATTGAGGAAGAAGATGGGTCCGTCATAATAAATTTTGAGGATGCTGTAGCGAAGGAGCTTCAAGCAGATCCGGATGCTAACTTAGCAGAAATTATGGACGAGCGTGTCTTGATGGACATTGCTTCAGAGCTTGTTGGGTATTACGAGGATGACAAAGGCGGAAGACAAGAGTGGGAAGATGCGTACACAGAGGGTCTTGAGCTTCTAGGCATAAAGTATGAGAACCGCGACGAGCCTTTTCGTGGATCCAGCGGTGTAACCCATCCCTTGATCGCAGAAGCCGTAACCCAGTTCCAAGCGCAGGCGTACAAGGAACTTCTACCTTCTTCCGGCCCCGTAAGGACTCAGGTCGTTGGCGCATCTACTCCCGACGTAGAGATGCAGTCTCAGCGTGTTCAGGAGTTTATGAATTTCCAGATTATGAACGTTATGGACGAGTACGACCCTGAGATGGATCGACTTCTCTTCTATCTGCCGTTGGCAGGCAGTGCGTTTAAGAAAGTGTACTTTGACGACATGCTCGACAGGGCTGTTTCCAAGTTTGTTCCCGCTGACGATCTTCTGGTTCCGTATAATGCAACGGATTTGTCTTCGGCATCCAGAGTTACACACGTCATCCGGATGAATACGAATGATGTAAGAAAGAACCAAGCGGCAGGTTTCTATAGAGACATAGACATTCTCGCGTATACCGATGATGACGAAGTTCGTCAGAAGGAGCGAGAGCTTCAAGGAATAGAACAAGGCGGAGGAGACAATCAGGATTGTACTCTGCTCGAAATCCACACAGACCTAGATCTTCCCGGTTTTGAACACGTAAGTCCTATCGACGGCGAAGAAACGGGTATTAAGCTTCCCTACATTGTTACAGTTGATGAAGGCAGTTCCAAAGTTCTTGCCATTCGTAGAAATTGGAAAGAGGGTGACGAGTACTACAAGAAGATGCAGTATTTCTCTCACTACAAGTTCTTGCCGGGTTTAGGCTTCTACGGATTTGGTCTTCTTCATATGATTGGTGGCCTTGGTCGTTCTGCCACCTCTATTCTGAGGCAGCTGATTGATGCTGGTACACTTGCTAATCTTCCCGCTGGCTTTAAGGCTCGTGGTATTCGCATTCGTGATTCTGATGAGCCTCTGTCTCCTGGCGAGTTTCGTGATATTGATGTTCCCGGTGGCGCTCTGCGCGAAAGCATTATGCCGCTCCCATACAAGGAACCTAGCCAGACTCTGATGAGTCTTCTTGGATTTATTGTGGATGCAGGTCGTCGTTTTGCAGCGATTGCGGATCTTCAGGTTGGTGATGGTAACCAGCAAGCGGCTGTTGGAACTACCGTGGCTCTTCTTGAGCGTGGTTCCAAGGTCATGTCCGCAATTCACAAGCGGCTTCACTACGCACAGAAACAAGAGTTCCGGATGTTAGCTCGTGTTTTTGCTGAATCTCTCCCGCCCATGTACCCGTATAATGTGTACGGTGCCGAGGCAACCGTAAAACAGGCAGATTTTGATGAGCGTGTCGATGTTATACCTGTGTCTGATCCAAATATCTACTCCATGTCACAAAGGCTGGCACTCGCACAAACGCAGCTTCAGCTGGCGCAGACTAATCCGCAGATGCATAATCTCCACGAAGCGTATCGCAGAATCTATGAAGCGATAGGCGTGCATAACATTGAGGCGCTGCTACCGACACCTACGCCACCGCAGCCCACTGATCCGGCCATAGAAAACGCAAAATCGATTATTCAAGAGAATTTGCAGGCGTTCCCGACGCAGGATCATGATGCACACATGACGGCGCACATCATATTTATGAAAACGCCAGTTCCGGCGGCGTCTCCGCCAGTGTTTGCTTTGTTGCAGGCGCATCTCTGCGAACATATCGCGTTTAAGGCTCGAGGCGTTGCTGATGCAGAAATGAGGGCCATGATGGAGCAGTCTATGCAGACAGGCCAGCAACCTCCCCAGATAGACGTAGAGTCCAAGGTCGCTGAACTTATAGCTCAGTACACCGAAGAAGTTATGGCGGCTCTTATGCCACCGCCAGAGGGTGAAGTAGACCCCTTGGTTGAGCTTCGGTCCAAGGAACTTGATATCAAGGCGGCAGACTTGGAGCGCAAGGCTGCTGAATTCGACCAACGCCTGATGTTTGATATGGCGAAGGAAGAATCTAAGGAAGAGTTGGCCGCAGACAAGATAGACTCACAGGAGGATATCGCCCTGCTAAGAGCCGAGGTTAATCGCGAACGTATCAACCAAGGCGCACCCGGAAGGGGTAATTAGTTATGGCNAAGAAACATGACCCATTACTTTAGGGATGGAACTAAGCATCCTGGTGGGACACACAAGATGCCCAACGGCGATCTTCATAGCGGATCCAAACACGGCCTAATAGCAAAAGACTTTATCACTATTCCGAGTTGCCGTCTGCTTCTGCAAAGAAGAAGGCTAGGAAGAGGGCGTGATGTTTCACGTGAAACAATATGGCCATTAGACGCACTACTACTGGCAAAAGCGCCAACTATCGTAAGACCAGCAAGGGTGCTGGAATGACGAAGAAGGGTGTGTCTGCTTATCGCAGGGCTAATCCGGGGTCTAAGCTTAAAACAGCGGTTACAGGGAAAGTTAAGCCGGGCAGTGCGGCGGCAAAACGCCGGAAGAGTTACTGCGCTCGTTCCTTGGGTCAACTGAAGAAAAGTTCTGCTAAAACAAGAAACGACCCTAATTCGCGTATTCGGCAGGCTCGTAAAAGGTGGAAGTGCTGATGGCTACAAAAGACGCTTGTTATCGAAAAGTTAAGGCACGCTA